TGCAATACTGAGATTTGGTTGAGTGAGGATAATAGTGTGATTTTGAATTTGCAGGCGTCTGCTCGTTTGAATCGTAAAGGGCAAACAAGAAGAGTGAATCGTTTTCTTTTGCAGTGTGAGAACACCGTTGACGTGACGGCTGTGGAGCCTAGGTTGGCGGCGGGGTATGAGCGTCTGCGTGAGAGCGGCCTCATATGAGATGTGATAGACGCCACGCCCCAGTGGGGTTGTGTACACCACCGTCACACGAATACAGTAGATGCCATGAAGACAGAAACACACAGCACCACAAATATTCAGTTGGTGCGACGCCGCATGACAGGCACCATCCGGGACATCCTCATATCCGACGACAGTGAACTTGTTGGCAGGAATTTCTTGATCGTCACCCCAGTGGACGACGGGCACTCAGACGTCAATGTCATTCATGTCACGGCGGACAACATTAGTATTGTGCGCGGCATGGCCACCAATAACAATCTCGACATTTACGAACTCACCACAGAGGAGAGGTGAAAAACATTATGCGCATCACACAGGGCACCACGATCGACGAAATCGCCGGCCGCACAATCATCCTGAAATGGCCCACGCAATTCGGCGTCAAAACAATGCAACTGCACGTACCCAACATTCGATCGGAGAACATCTGGCGGATCCAATGCTACGCGGCCGTCATTTCCACAGCAATCGAAGAGCGAGCCGGCCTCACAGCAACCATTATCGAATAACACACAACCATAATCAACATTTAGGAAGAGAAAGCAAAAACTCTATGGGCGTCTACCTAGTATGGGAATCATCGCAAACGGGCGATTACCGGGTCTATTCGAATCTCGAGCAAGCCGCGATGCGGGCCGAAGAGCTGGGCTGCACGGTCTACGAAATCATGTCGGCCGGCGACGCAAGACTATTCTTCATTGAAGACATTGCGAGCGGAGACATTGAAGTCCACCGCGACGTCAGGCTCGCCGCTATTGCCGCAATTCAAGAAGGAGAGAAATTTGAATTTGAGCCCGGCCGCCGCAACAGCGGTCAGTAATGTTTTCGCCCCAACCGAACGCGATAAACAAACGCGCATCGGCGTGAGCGAGATCGGGGACGATTGCGAGCGATGCATTGCCGACAAACTCCTCGGAATCCCGCACGATATGGAGAGCGTGGGCACGCCACTGGCGCCTTTCCTCGGCACGGCGTTTCATGCTTTCGCGGAATCACGCACAAGAAACGAACCGAATGTTCTAGTGGAGCAGAGAGTAGAGGCATGCGATCTTGAAGACTATGGGCGTATTTCTGGGAGTGTGGATCGTTTCGATATTGCGGCGGCGACAGTCCTAGACTGGAAGCTGCTCTCACGAAAAAAGATTTCCGCATTCAGGAAGAGCATTAAATGGGACGACGGTCTACCGCGATTCGCCGACACGGCAGCAGGAAGCCAATTTCGTAAATACTACATTCAAATCATGCTCTACGGGTACGGTCTCACGCGGCTCGGATATGATGTGGCCCACTGTTCTATTGTCGCTCTTCCAAGGGACTGCAGTGTAGAAATCGTGCCGAACAGTATTTGTGAGTTCTCTTTCCCGTGGCGGCAGGATGTTGCGCTCGCGGCCGTGGAGAGACTCCAAAACATTTGGGAGAGAGTAAGGTCATATGACGGTGGGGTTGACAGTCTCCAATCATCCCCTCTATGTTGGTACTGCTCGCATGAGCGCCACACAGAAGCGTTCAAAAACTACACTATCAACGGTTAGGAGGTGAAACACACTATGACTTTCGAAGACACTCTCGCCCGTCTCGGAATGACGGTCGTGAACCCGGAACGGAACAATCATTTCAATATGCTTATTCATGGTTTGAGCGGTGTTGGCAAAACATCGCTCGCAGCCACAGCGTCACAGGTGGACGACATGTCGCCAGTCTTGTATGTTGATTTCGAATCCGGCACGCTCCCGGTACGGGATTGGGGGAACCCTGCAAACATTACTGTCGTGCATTGCGACAAGTGGGTTGATTGCGCCAATCTTTGCGACAATATTGCACGCAATATTGCAGAATTCCCTTACAAGACTGTCGTGTTCGACACGTTGGATAAGTGTCAGGAGCTCATCCTCTCCCATTATGAGGCCGTGTCGAATGACACGTGGACGAAATGGCGGGCAGTATACGATTCCCTGTTGAAGGCGATCAGCGTATTCCTAGACGTCCCCGACATTTCATTCATTGCTATCACACATTCCGCGCGCGAAAGCAATGAAGTCACCGGGGAAACGTTCATCGCCCCATCCTTCGAAGGACAGAAGTCTGGGCAGCGCATCCCCGCTTTGTTCAATTTCGTAGGCTACATGGAATGGGCGAACGTGGATAATGGGGACGGGGAAGAAATTACCGTGCCAGTCCTGTACACTCGCAAACCCAACGTTGTGACAAAGCAACAGACGCGCGGGTTCCCGCCAGCAATGGGGAACCCCAGCATGACCAAGATTCACAATTACATCACTAGCCACTAACCAAAAACATAGGAAGAGAGAAAAACTATTATGGCTAAGATCACTGTTACCGCTGACCGGGGCGTCTCCGCTGAGACTCTCGCTATCGCCGCCGACGCGATCAGGGAAGCACTCCGCAACAAGCCCACCAAGAGTGAGAACTGACCCACCGCAATTCTTCACCACCATCTCAGAGGAGCACAATAATTATGGCAACTGGCTTCAACTTCGGAACCGACCTCTCATCCCTGGAAGTCGCTACAGGCGGCGGCAATTTCGAGCCGCCCAAGCCTGGAAAGCACTCAGCATTCATCGCCAAGGCCGAAATGACCACATCCAAGAGCGGACGTCCGATGCTCGTCACCGATTGGATGATCGACGGCGACGACGAGGACTCCGGAAAGGCGATCACTGATCGCACTGTTTTCACTATCAACAAGAATGGAAAGACTTATATCCACTTCAATATTCCGAAGTATTTCAGCGCCGCTGGCCTGTGGCCGGCCGACGCCAGGGAGCGGGCCGACCTCCTGTCCCCGCAGAAGATTGACGAGACCGTGAAGCGCGTGTGCGAGAATTTGGAAGGCGCTCACGCAACACTGGTGACACGGATGAGTAAGCCCAGGCCTCGTCTTGACGATTACGGTCGCCCCGCGTACGAGCAGGATGAGAACGGAATCACGGTTCTCGGCGAGGACGGCGCGCCGAAGCCCGCCTTTTGGCCTCCGCGAGCTGAGATTTCTTCCATTGATTTCGAGGCCAAAAAGGATACTGCGAACGCATGGTCGGTAGTTTTCTGACGCACATGGTCGCATGATTCGAATAGCGGGGGCAACAATCACGTTGCCCCCGCTATTCAACCCACTAAGGAAGAGAGATGAAAACACAGATGACACAGCCATCGTATGAGCAGTACAGGATAGTCGCCAATAGGATCACTCAGCTCATCTACCGTACTAGTAGCGAGAATTTCCTTTTCCCCTCGATTGACGCCGCTATCGAATGGTGTTTTAAGTATTTGGAAGTCCCTGAGAACAACAAGTGGCGATTCACGCGCCCCGACATTACTAAACCGATCGCACCGTGCAATCTTGACATAGTGCTGAACCGTCCACCGGACGCGCCATACTCACACCAATACTGTAAGGTGAACGGCATGCTTATGCCGTATCGCTCCTACAATGACATTCGTCTTAAGATTTGGAAATGGCGGGAGCAGAACGGTGTAGATAATTTCGAGTTCGACGGCATGACGTCGGCTATCGAATGGTGCTACAAAGAATTCAACCCATCGGTTGTGTTCGATTGGAAATTTGCCACTGAGAGCGGAGTGTTTCGCCCCGGCGAAATTTCAGTAGTGCGCTTCGTGAGCAGGAAGGAAGCTCATGATCGTCTTATTCTTCACCCCGCCAAAACCTATAAGACGACGACTGGTGTGAAGCCGGAAATGGTGGGGCGACGCTTCCAACAATGGGAGGTAGTGTCCCCCGAATGGGAGATTATGAGAGATGGTCATAAGCATTTCCACATGCGTTGCGTGAATTGTGGGGAAGACAAGTGGCTCCGCGTTTCGCATTTCAGTGGTGGTAGAACCGTGGTCTGCCCGTGCACTAGCCCGTCGATCCGCATGTACAGAGAAGTACCCGAGTGGCTTATCCCGAAACTCATGCGACGCATTTACGATATGAGACGGTATGTGCCGAAAGAGGACTTTCGCTTTGATTCTACGCAGGATTGCGCAATATGGTGCTACAAGCATTTGCCTTTCCCGAGCGACCCGGGCACGCCGTGGGCTTTGAAGAAAGGTCGCGGAGCGCCCGTGATGCCAGGCACGTTGTGGCTTGAAGTAGACGGCGTACGCACGGACACTACGAAGAATATCGCTAACGTTAACAAGTCGCGGCGAGGCTTGCGGAAACAAGAGAAGGGAGAAAAGATATGATGCAGCGGGTGATGGCCGTTGATCCCGGCAAATCAACAGGAATCGTCGTCGGAGACTTCCACGACGACCACGAATTCTCAATCGTTCATGTTCAACAATTCAAGTATGAACATTGGACGGCCAGCGTCTACGATATTCTGGCCACACGAAACGAATACGCCCCAGACATTGTCGTGTGCGAACGGTTCGATCTTCGACCGGGCAACAATTTTCTCGCAGACCTCACTCCAGTAAAAATCAACTCCGTGCTGGAATGGGAGATCGGGGATATCGTATGGCAGACTCCCGCAATGGCAAAAACAACCATGCCCGACCATGTTTTGAAGCTACTTGGTTTTTGGCCCACAGGAACCGACGTGGGCCAGCCCGATGCGGATGACGCACGTGATGCAGGGCGTCATCTTTTCCTGTGGGCAGTCACTAAACGCCACGACGAGGGCGTGATCGCCCACATCATCGGGAGCGACCAGGAACGAAGGTGAATGTTTCACGTGAAACATGCCCCCGCGTTTCACGTGAAACATTACTGCCCCCTACCAAACAAGCGGTAGGGGGCAGTAATGTTCTATGAATGACGAAAGTCAGGCGACCTTGTCCTCAGTAGCCTCACCCTCACCGGCAGCGTGACGGCCAGCGGCCGCGCCGGGGCGAGTGTGATACGTAGCCAGCGCCAGAGTCAGAGCACCAACAATCTGGGTAGCAGCGTCAGCATACTGAGACGCCTGATCCGCAGAAATAACATTGAAAGCGGCGAAAACGCCGAGAACGGCGGTGAGCAGGGCATAAAGGGCCTTGCGGACCTCAGGAGTAAACATATTTATGAATCACCTCATAGATTCCGGAATTTGAGGCTCAGTAGGGATTGAGTCCTCTTTATCAGATGGTATCAGAATTTTCAGGGACCTGCCCCAATCGATAACAGTGTGCGCGAAAGAGACAGCCTCCCACCATTTCACTTCCGCTCTTCTACGGCCGTCTTCTGCCAGATCCGCCGCCCTTTCGGCCGCCGCTAGACTACCCTCTAGGGTGCTCACCCGGTCAGAAAGAGAACGAACAGTGATGTCAAGGATTGAGATCTGTTCCTGGTCGCGCGCATTCTTGCGTTGCGTTACATTTGAGAATATTGTGCCGGTGAGCGCGGATAGGGCGACCAGTGTAGCATCAGAGAGAACATCGTTCAGGAAAGGGGCCACCATTGTCTAATGTCCTCTTTATCGTATTGCTTTTCGCAGGGTTGCTAACGCATATTATATAACATTCCCCGCCCAACAAACATCGTTGCTAGGCGGGGAATGTTACGATCCGATCACTTCCTATGGAAGCCCGGATGATAGCCGACAGTCCGCATGAACCGCACGGTGCGCACGCTGGCCCAAATAATAAGCGCACCAACACACCACAAAGAATCACGAGTCACATTCATGGTGTCATTGGTGAAATCGTCGTACACCATGAACGCGGTGTTTGCCGTCACCATGACGGCCGCAAAAATAGTAGCAGCATAAAGCGACTTAGTCACCCTAATTTTCACTTTCATTAGATGGATTGTATACCATCGCCCCCACGTTGACTTCTAGAGCCGCTAAGGGAGAATGCAGAAAACGTGAGGGCGATGGTATTCTCTTGTTGCACCGTCGGAACGCGTAGGAAAATATTTGTGTATTAACCAATAAGCGGTACGTAGGGAAGTATAGCACACAATAAAAGCGAGTCTCCGGACGATCTTTCATTGACCGTCCGGAGACT